ATTCTTGATCAGTTTTGTCGTCGAACAAATTCCATATCCAACTAACCGGTGACAAATTGTTTATTTTTTGATCGAATACTACAAAATGCTGAGATGGATCTGCACTTATCGGCATTAGCATTATAGTTTGTTTTAAATCAGAAATATCGGCGTGCGTTGTAAACGGATTAATATGTGAAAACAAGTTACCGTAGTGGTAATAAGTTGTATCGATAAACTCAGACACAATAGCTTCGATTTGATCCTGTTCTTCAATAATGCTTAGTTCATGCATTTCACTTGCATTTCCGTGTTTCGATAAGTGCAATAATTTTTCTAATATATTGTCAGGTAAATCAATTTCTATCATGGAATTATAGTAAGCTCTCTAATTGTATTTCCTGTCTCAAATGTTCTTATAATATAGTCTACTGCTGAAATTGCATTTTTAATCGACACTTTTTTTTCGTTTGGTACCATTTCATTTATATGTGGTAAATCAATATAACCGAATCTTAAATTACACACAGATGGTCCATTTTTCAAATAGCTTAACTGTTCACATGCTTTATCAGTAGCTGCTTTAGCCGCAGCATATGGCCAGAAATGTTTTTTGATACCATCACTTGTATTTGATCCTAAGTTAATAATTAATTTGTTTTGTTGATGTTCCCAACGTTGGTAAATTTTATATAATATATCTAATTGTGTATTCATACCTTCGGCACTATCCGCTGCAATTGCAGGAAATGCGTTGTTTATAAAAATGTCACAATCTTGTGCAGCATTAATCATACTTTTAATGTTAGCAGTTTCTAATAAGTTATATCCGTTTTTTCTAGAAAATCCAATTGCTTGTGGAAAATGCTGATATAAAACTAATCCTAGTCCACTAGTATGTCCTGTTATTGCAATATTATACATTTTATTTGTCCAATAAACAAACAACAAGATGTATACGATCATCAGTACTACCATTAAATGCAGTGTGAGGTTTTTTTGTATTTGTATGCCACCAAGTATTTGCTGGTAAATGCATTACTTCATCGTCGATTACCATACGACATCCTTCATGTGTCTTAATAGGATAATGTATTCTTGTACTATCATCTGTATGCCATGTTAGACAAGTTTTTAGTTTTGATTTCATTAAACGTATTCTTCCTACAGCATGATGTTGTACAAGCATATTATACATCTCTTCGAATTCTGTTCCATTGAAGGTAGGATTAAAAACAGTAAAATCTTTTTCTGTATACATTGTGGTACGTTTTGGCACTACAAGTTTATTGTTTTCATCATAATATGAATTATCCCAATCCCAATATAAACTACCGCAACCAATTGCTTGATTGCTAGGATCTTCTTTTACTCCATTAATACAGATTTGTCCATGATGCCAATTTATTAAATTATTTTTTATTAAATTGTTTAAAGCATTTTCTAAATCGTATTCTGGGTAATGTAGTTTTGTAAAATACTTCATAAATTTATTTATTATACCGCCATTGGCGCTTTAATACTTGGCATTGGATCGTAGCCTATTAGTTTATAATCTGAGGTTCTTGTGTTTAGTAATGTTTCTAAATCGCAGAAAGGAGGCATGAACAAGTAAGGAAGTTTACGTTCATCTCTTGTTAGTTGCTCTTGTACTTGTTCTAAGTGATTCATATAAATGTGACAGTCGCCTCCAGTCCAAACAAACTCGCCAACTTCCAGATCACAGATGTGTGCTAGCATATGTGTCAGTAGACTATAACTTGCAATGTTAAATGGAACACCTAAAAACATATCGGCACTACGTTGATACAGTTGACAATTTAGTTTACCATTCATTACTCTAAACTGTGCCATAGTATGGCAGGGAGGAAGTGCCATTTGTTCAATTTGTAATGGATTCCATGCACTTAATATAATGCGTCTACTGTCTGGATTATTTTTAATTTCACTAATAATATTAGTGATTTGATCACACTTTGGATGCTCTCCATTAAAGTTACGCCATTGTGCACCGTAAACAGGACCTAAGTGTTTTGTTAGTGTAGTATTAATATAACCTAAGTCTACACCTTGCTTGTCGGCATTAGCAGTCCAAATAGTTGCTTTGTCTACTAGTTCGCTGCGTGACTCTCCGTATGTAAGTTCAGCTAGTCTACGCTCATCTGTACTGCCTTCTAAGAACCATAACAGTTCTCCTACTACACTCTTCCATGCAAGACGTTTTGTAGTAACCGCAGGAAATCCGTCTTGTAAATTAAAGCGCATTTGGTATCCAAACACGCTCTTTGTACCTACTCCGGTACGATCAGTAACTTCTTCTCCATTATTGAATATATGTTGTAACGCATCTAAATACTGCTTCAAAGTGTACCCTCTTCTCTCATTTGTGCTCTTATTTTTGTAGCACTAATTTCATGAATTTTTTCACCTAAGTCGTGTTCTGTAAATGTATAACCTACTCCACGTCCGTAACTAATATCTACAATGTTAGGAACTTTCATGATAATGTAATGTTTATTGTGTGCGATATTTTCATCATATAATGCGTAAATAATGTTTTTTCTAACTTGATTAAATGTAAACGGGTTATCGTCTTGTACTGCAGTACGTCCGGCACCTGCATCTTCTCCTATAATACCGCCTACATCACGTACCATAATACAAACTTGTCCAGTGATTTCTAGTGCACGTTTAACTAATTCAGTATGACCGTCATGCCACGGTTGCCAGCGTCCTAATAATTGTACAGTTGGTTTTTGTGGATCAAACAGTTCCATTTTTATTTCTCTCCATCCAAATTTTTACTATTGGCATTAATACTTCGTGTGTATCATCGAACCATTCGCTAACATGATAATCGACATATGCTTCGTACGGACGTACAAACATTTTGTTTGTATCTTCAAAACGTCCTTCTTGAATAGTATCCATCCATATTGTAAAATCAGCATCAAATATTTTACGTGCTTCATCTGTAGGACATACAAAATCTGATACAGCAATTTTATTTGCAAGTACAACACCGTCTGCTAAATGACGCATACGTTCTGCTTGACGTTGTCGTCCGACAGGACTAAAGTCCCAGTCGTTATACTTTTCTCTGATGTTATCTGCATTTAAATGTACACCGTTTAATAGTTCTGCTAGTGGTTTTGCTAGTGTAGTTTTACCACTACCAGGTAATCCAAATATTAAAATTTTCATATTTGTCTCCACTTGTCGACCCATAAGTCTCCTTCACGTTCACTGCTAAACAGTTCATATGAAGTTTCGATAATTTCACGTGGCAAAAATGTATCACAGTCGTATGTTCCTGGAATACGACTTAACCATATTTCATCAATTATTGATAATAGACCATTAACAAGTTGTGCACCACCGATTACCCAAACGTCCTGTAGCTTGTTCATATTAACTAGCTCTGTTTTAGCAGTTTCAAACTTTACATAATGATACCCGCCGCCATTATAATCATCAGCACTGCTGGTTACAACTATGTTATTGCGATTAGGCAGTGGTTTATTAGGTAAGCTATCCCATGTAGACTTGCCCATTGCTACTACACTGCCTGTAGTATTTTGTTTAAACCATTTTAAATCTGCAGGATTATGAGGCCAAGGCAAATCGTTATCTTTACCTATACCCCAGTCATCATCACACGCTAGTATCGCTCGGATCATCTTTCTTTTTGTCCAATAAATTTGTTGTTAGTTTACTAATTTGGTCTTCGAGTTTATTATAGTCTATCATAATTTCAATATCACGAACTGGACTACCATAATCTTCGCCCAAGTCTTCTACTGCACTTAAAATAAACAATACAATGTTCGGCTCTTCAACTTCTTGTAAATCTTCGCCTTCGAATATTACTCGATCGCCGTTCTCTAGTACAAGAACGAGACGCTCAACAAATTCAAGGGGAACCTCGTCAATGTCAGCGTCTCTTAATATATTTTGAAAACTGCGATCTTTTTTATGTATCGGCATTGGCAGTAGCTTTTTTCTTACGTCCACGCTTTGGTTTCAATGACGGATCCATTTCATATGCTTCAGCTTGTAGTCTTTCTGCTTCTGCTAAAAATGTTTCAGCTTGCGATAACAATCCTTGTGCGATTGCTGAATCGTCTAATGCTTGTTCGCCAGTGTTTACTGCCTGATCAATTGTTTGCGTTGGATCTAATGTAGTCTGTGTACGTGGCGGCTGATCTGTGTCGTTTACCATTGTATTACGAATATCTTGCTCGCTCATGCCTGTACGTTGCTTACGAATTACTTCGTTAACTTCGCTTAGTGATACACCTGTGCTACGATTAGGTGTTAACGTAATATTAGTAGTTGGGTATTTTTTAATCCAACCACGTTTGTGCATCTCTTGTAACATTGGTGCACCATCGCTAAAGTAACTACGGTTAGCAATTTCAAAAAACTCACTTGCTTCTTGTCCTGCTGCAGACTCAACTACACGAACAACATCGTCGTGTGCATAGTCTGGTAGTCTGTCTGTTTCTACTACTAAACAATGATCTTTGTCTTGAACATTGCCACGTTCGTCGTAGATTTCACGGAACACTACAACACATTTAATACCTGTGTTAGTTACTTGTCCGATGTGTTTTAAATTTGCCATTATAAGCCTCCTTATGCTGTTTCTTCAGCTGCGGCGTCTTCTGTTTGATCTTTTTGTTGATCTTGTACACTTGTAATAAACGCTGTTAAGCGATTATATACAACACCTACTTGCGCAGCTTCGGCGGCACGGAAAGCACCACGTTGCATTGCTAAGTCGATAACTTGTGCAGCATTTTGCAAATCAGCTACACCTAAACTTGGTGCAACAGGTTGATCTGCTGCAGCCGCTGGTGCTTCTGTTGTTTCTTGTGCTTCTGTGTTTTGATTTTCTTCAGCCATATTATACTCCTATTGACTAATAATTATATACGTACTTATTTATCACTGTTGTCGATAGACATTTTATACGCTATAAGATTTGAATAAAATGTATCAAAATCGGTTGCTTCTTCAAACCAAAATTGATACAACTTTTTACCTAAACTTTTTATGTAATGAAAGCCAGTGCAGCCACTAAAGTCTAAACTGTCTAAATCTGGCTCTTCGTTGAATTCTACTACTAAGCGATTCTTCATCATTTTAGTTACTACTGCAACATCTATAATATGAAGATCATTGTCGCTTAGTGTCAACCCCTGTTTAACAATTTTCATAGATATTTATGCAGCCTTTCTTTCCTGCGATTCGTAGTATACGCTCTGTCCGAATGGTGCTTCAGGCTTTCGGTATTCATTTTTAATAAGGAATAATGTATCACAGTAGTCTGGATCTCCCCATTTACCCCACGGCTCACCATCTGTAAACATAATAAATTGATCAGGTTCGATACCTTCTTGTTCCATAAATGTCCAGTTAGGCATAAAGTCAGTGCCACCACCGCCTGTCATTTCGAACTCTGTAATTGAACGTCCATCTTCGTGTGTAAACTCATCGTAGCCGCTAACTTCTGTGTCAAAGCACCAGATACGAATTTTATATGATTCGAACTGATCCATAATGCCTTGTACTTCACTTAAGAAGTCTTTGGAATCATCATAACTAATACTACCACTTACGTCTAATGCAATAGCAATATCAATCATCTGATCTTTTAGCATACCTGGAAGCACTACATTACTAAACTGACTTTTGCGATTAGGACGCATAAATGTAAAGTCTGATGTTAAGTTACTTTCAAGTGACACACGGATCATCTGACGCCAGTCCATTTTAGGCTCTGTTAGTTCGCCAATCATACGCTTAATATCTCCAGGAATATTACCAGCACCTGCACTTTGTGCGGCTTGTATAATTGCGTTCTTCATTTCGTCTGCGATAGCTTTAGCATCATCTTTTGAAATTTTAGGAGCCTTACCTTTGCCTTCACTTTGAGAACTGCCTTCTTGGTCACCATCTTCATCGCCTATCTCTAAATGGACGTCTAATGTTTGTTGCGGTGCTGCACCAGACTGTTTAAGTTCTTCGTAAATTGTTTCAGCAGTCCAGTCGTCTGAGTCATACTTTGCATCGTATAGAGGTTTAACTGTAGTAATAAGACGACCGATTTTTTCACGTACTAACATACCGTTAATTTTATAGTCGCCTGCCATATTCCATAGTTTACCTTCTCGGTCACCCCTGCGTAGGAAGTGTTCGTATATGCAGTGTCCAACTTCGTGTGCAACCAAGAACACAGTCTCGTCTATGTCTAGTGACATTACAAATTCTTCGTTATAGTAAAAGTTGCGTCCGTCTACTGCGGCAGTAGGCAACCAATCTTCTTCTACTTTAACTAGTTTTAAACGACATGCTACTTGCCCGAAGAACGGTTGCTTAAACAACATTTTTACACGAGCTGCTACTAATTTGTCGTATGCGTTATTGAACTGTTGCATATAATATACTCCTGGAATTTCTATTACAGTATTATAATAAACGAAGTAAGATGTATTGTCAACCACTAATGTTAATTAATTTAAATAAAATCATCTCGTCATATGATTCAAAACTAACATATGCTTGGGTACCTTCTACAACCTTTTTAGGCGGTAGCCAATCGTCGTGCCATGCCATTTGTGAAATTCGTTTTGCTTCTTCACTTTGCCAAAAGTGCCATCCCCAACGGTGTTTACAGTTAGCATTACACCATTCTATGTACTTACTTGAGACACCGTGACTGTTTAAATCTACAACGTGTTTAAACTTTTTCATGTATCCACAATGTGGGTTAGTTACTTCTGTCAATAACAACTCCATACATATACTTATCATAAAGAAGTAGGGCCACTAGGACCCTACTTCACCCAGGAGTGACGTAATTAATATTACGCCATTTCAATCAGCGTACCGTACTTGGAAATAAATCCTTTCCAGTTGTTTAGCTGATTAAACTTAATCCGGATTTTGTACTTGCCTAGTGCAACTGTACACGCCATAACAACCATTTCCGCTTCAAAGTTGTTTTGAATAAACTCTAGGAAGTTGTCAAACTTACCATTGACATCTTTGTTGTTGTCATATGCTTCTTTAAGTTCGTAGCATAGTGCAGTAGTTAGCGAGTACTTTGCACTAATATTATCTGTTTGCAACTCCTTAACTTTACCGTCTAGGATGTCACTTGGGTTAGGTAACTGACTTGCAACTTGACGGTGTGTTTTAAACTTAAGAGCAGTACCTTCGCCGATACCTGCAGCAACCATATCGGTTACTTCTTCCTCTGTAAACCCGTCTGTGTTTTGAATTGTATCGGATACAAACTCCCATGAACGAGGTGTAGCAAACGAACGATCTGAACTTGTAGCGTCAAACTTGTACAAGTCCTCTTTGAACGTAGTTAGGTAACCAATTACATCTGGATGCTGATTGTGCAATACTGCCCAGTCAAACCAGTCCTCAAAGTCTACACGTACTTCGTAGTGTAGGAAGCGGTTTGCTAACGGCTTAGGCATACGATATGTAACACCTTTGTCTGTCTCACGGTTACCGGCTGCAGCGATAACAACGTTATCGGGCAAACGATATTTGCCAATTGCACGGTTAAGAATTAGCTGGTATGCAGCAGCCTGTGTTGCAGGCGCTGCACCGTTAAGTTCATCTAGGAACAAAATAATGATATCGTATTCTGCAGCTTCTTCTTCGGAGGGAAGTTCGTCCGGAGCACTAAAGCTCATACGGTTTGTTTCCTGATTGTAGTAAGGATAACCTTTAAGGTCGGTTGGCTCCCAAAGAGACAGTCGGCAGTCGATTAGTAAGCAAGACTTGCCTTCTGCTTCGTATGATTCTTTGATACCCTTAAATGTATCTGACTTGCCGATGCCGGGAGGACCCCAAACCATAATTGGACGCTTGGTAGCAAAGTGATGCTTTGCATACTTTGTTAGCTCGGAAAGTTTAATTGTACGTGTTTGTAAATCCATGTTTAATACTCCTGGGTTGGTGTTTTACATGTATAGCTTATTATATGTTAAAGACAGTGTCAACTACTTTTTTTACTTTTCTGCAAAAAGAGGTGCCATTTTTTCGAATACAATGTTAAAAGCACTACACTCATAACACCACATGCTATAGAAATCGTCGTCGTCTGCATCTTCGGTAACACAATGCTCGTCCCATTTTTTGTTCATGTACTCAAGTCCAGAAAGCAAGCCGCCTTCTGTTAAACGAGAAAGTGTTGACTTTGCTTCGTCGAACGTCATCTCTACAACATGAAAATCTGGAATTCTAAACATCGTGTTCTCCTTCTTGTTACATATATAATATAGTGTAAGATGTCTTGGATGTCAATACCTAAATGCATCTTTTTTAAAAAAAATCATAATAAATATAAAAAAGAGGATCGCAGTATGGCATTGCAAAGTAGCGGATCAATAAGTCTTGCTAATATTCAAAATGAATTTGGAGATTCTAGTCCAACTAGTATATCCGAATATTACAAAGGCGGATCTAACGTATCTAGTTTAGCAACTGATCCTAATACTATTCCTTCGTCTGGCACAATAAGTTTTTCAGATTTTTATGGTGCTGAAGAATATGTACCACCTGCTGTTATTAATTCGTTTACTGCTTCACCTTCTAGTATTATCGAAGGTGATTCCTCTACACTATCGTGGTCAATTAGTAATGCAACAAGTGCTTTTATTAGTAACGTTGGATCGGTAAATTCATCAAGCGGTAGTACATCGGTAAGTCCTACTAGTAGCACATCGTATACGTTGTCAGCATCAAGTTCAGGCGGCTCCGATAATGCAACTGTATCTATATCTGTAGCTCCGCCTCCCCAAACTATTTCAGTGACTGGTAATCAGTCTGGCGGTACGTCGACAAGTTCACTTGGTCTATCAAGCGGTGATACATTAATTATTAATAGTGGTGTTTGGATATATTCTGATAGCACTAGTACTGCAGCTTTAACTGTTAATACATCAAATTTAACTATTATCAATAACGGTAATATTATTGGTAAAGGCGGTGACGGCGGCTCTCCTGGCAGTCCTGGCAGTGCAGGCGGCCCTGCTATTAGTGTGTCTGCATCTGGTGTATCTATTACTAATAATTCTTTCATCGCTGGAGGCGGAGGTGGAGGTGGAGGTGGCAAAAAATGGCCAAGTCCAGGAGCCGGCGGTGGCGGAGGCGGCGGCGCAGGCGGCGGTAATGGCGGCAGTTCTGCAAATGGAACCGCAGGCGGCACAGGCGGTGGTATAAATCAATCAGGTGGAAACGGTACACTTGGCCCAGGTAATCCAGCTTGGAACGATCCAGATGGTGGCCAAGGCGGCGGAGCCGGAGGTGGCGGTGGCCAAGGTTGGGGTTCTGATCAGTCTGGTTCCGGCGGCGGAGGAGGACGTATACTTCCTGGCACTGGTGGTGCACCTGGTTTGCGAGATGTTGGTACCGCTGGCGGTGGTGCAGGCGGATCAGGCGGTTCTGTGGGCGGCGAAGGTGTGCTTGATATTCACCATAGTAGTATATCAGGCGGCGGTGGAGGCGGAGGCGGCTGGGGTGCTGCTGGAGGCGGCGCAGATGGGGGTTCAACTGGCGGTGCTGGTGGTGCTGCTATAACTGGCTCATCTGTTTCATTAACAAATAACGGTACAATTTACGGATCAACATAATTTAACCTTTTCAAGATATCTTACCCTGCGTTAATTTAACGCAGATTTAGATAAGTACTATTACGGGTAAAATAAAATCCGTAGCCAACAAAAGGAAGGGAGATATATCATGGATATGTTGAACAAAGTAAAAGCATGGGCAGCAGGACTTGCAGATGTAGGTCTTTCAATTGCAGCACTTATGATCGTAGTAGAAGTACTAGGCATGGGCGCAATTCCATTCTTTCCAGAGACTAGTGTAGTTGCTAACGTAGCAGGTATGCTGTCAACACTTGGCGCAGAAGGCCTAATGGGCTTGATTGCGATCTGGGTACTTTGGGGTATCTGGAACCGTAAGTAACGGCCTTGAAGGCTGAAAGATCATAACAATGAAAATTCAGCCTCCCTCTTCTTTCATATTTTCTTCCATATGTTCAACCCATGCAGTTAAGTCATGTCCGTACAATTTGTATAACATACGATCTTCACTTCCATACAATACTAACTCACGTCTACTAATGTAATAAGGATATTTGTTGTATCTATCCAACAATATACGCAGATGTGCATTGAACTTAGGCTCTACATTAAGCATAAAGTGTTCACTTTCAAAGCCCATGTCATTCAAAACAGCGACCCCAAACTTTGTTAAGTTGAGGCCTTTGCCATTTCTATAATTTTTAAAGATATTTCTCAGAGACATTCGGTCACCGTATTCCATTGTTTTAGCATGTGCTAATACACTGTTATAAAAGTCCGGTGTCATCTTCTTTTATTACCTCACCTTGTGTGAGTTTAATTACTTCAAACTTATCAGTTTTATATAATTTGTTTAATCGTTCTGCTAAGTTAAATGCATGTCCGCTATTACTAAACGATACTTTTTTATACTTAGGGCCTGGATAATTTGATAAACTATTTAAACTACGTAAGTTAATAGGTTTACCGTCGTGAAATACTGCATATATTGCATCTGCATCTAATAACTGTTCACTACGGAATGTCTTGGGGTCTGTCCACTCCATTAAAATTTTTGGTTTAGGTCTAGCCATTTTCACTCTTTCTATACTGCTTTAATATATTTATTAAAGTAGTACAGAATTAAGTCGCTTTACCTTGTTTTACTGGTGCATTTGGATGCTTTTCAAGTATTTCTTTTATTGTATCTTCTTGTAGACAGTTTACACCCGCTATTGGCATCACTTCGCCATATTCTCTCATAAGTTGGCGTATATAACCTTGTTGATCTTCTGTGCTTCTAACACTATCTACACATTGCTGTCTTGTTTCAAATGTTGGATCTGTGAAAATATACACATCTCCTGTGACTGTGGCAAATATTACCACGATTAACCAATTCATCCTTTTTCTCCCTTGGGTTTTGTTATACTAAAAGGAGAAAAATCAGTACCTGCGTTTTGTATACAAATTGTACCGTCTGGGTATAGATTTGCTAATGTCCATGTGCCACTATCTTGATTTACAAAAAACATCATTCCGCCTGGGAATGATCTGCCATCTTGACTAAACGTCATACTAGTTCCGGTAAACAGTGCTTCTTCGTTCCATCTGGTCATTACCATTGACATAAATTTTTCACTTGGCCAACACTCGGCTCTAGTAAAAAAATATGTTCTATCAGTCTCTTGTGCAAACACACTAGTAGAAAGTAATACAACAAAACTAGTTATTAGATATTTCATTTTCTTGCCCTTTACGCTTCATAGCCAAATTCATATCCGACTCGTTCTTAAACGGTCCGGAATATGTATACTTTTGTAGCGTATCTGCTCTAGGACAAAAACTTGGTCTCCAACCCATCGGAAATAGCAAACAATAGTAGCCGGCCGCAAAATATACGCTAGAACTGGCTGTTTTCTTATAGATAGGCACATTATCTAGTAGGTCGATATCGTGCGCTTGCTCAGTGTTAGCGGGATAGCCGTAAACAGTTTCGTTTATAAAAGTCTTTGACTTTTTAGTTTCGATTTTAAAATCGTCTAAATTCTCATATGTTGTTTCTGAGTTATTATAGCTATTATATAATATATATTTATCGTTTACAGCTTTAAGTGTACCAATCTTGCTACCGTTGGCTTCAACTATCCAAAACTTATCTTCTAATACTGGTTTTGCTTTATATTTCATGTAACCACATAAGTTTATAGGTTATGTGCTGTTCTCTTGTAAAGTCTGCTATTATAGTAACTGCCAATGAACCATCTGCCCAACTATCATTAACTTCAGTTGTTAATGCTTTACAATTTTCACTAACCCACTTTCCTTTGCCTGATTTAATCCAAGTGTCAACTACGTCTTCTACTTCAAAGTTTGTCGTTAATATGCCATGCGGTATTGTTGCACGGCATACTTTAATAAGCGGCATTCAAATACTCTGCATGAGCTTCTGCTTGTGCACTTACACGTTGTAAATCGTGTTTACCACAAAACTTCATAAAATGAATACCAACGCCGCTTACAGGAACTCGCTGTACTTGATTAACAATAGTTTCATCTAGTACTGTTTTAATCTCTGCAGGTTGTGCTGTAAGATCGATTAGTTCACGATTACGTTGATAATCATCTAGTACACGGTGCTCAACACCTTCGTGATCTACCCATTTTTGCAGCATAAAG